ATCTTGCCACCCAACTTCTCGACATCTTCGTGTATATGTTTGAGATGATTGTTTTTAATCTGCGAAATGTCTTTTCGTAGCCCTGTTATGTATCCATATAAGGCCACAATATGTTCTCTTGTTGTTTTAGGGTCTATTGCCATGGTTACCCAATCCTTATTCCTAAATCGTTTAAAGTTTTTAGTTTATCTGCTGTAGATAAACTAGCAAAATTAGCTGGTAAACTCAAGCCAGCATTTTGCGTTTGTGTATTGACTATTGTTCCTGCTGGCACGTTTAAGTTAGGAGTCGTGATCCGTGATTCTTGTTGAAAGATACTTGGTTGTGGTACATCTATATCTGTTAAGCTTTTACTTTCATCTGATAGATTGATTTTATAATTTTTATTTATTATTCTATCTATTATTCTTTCTGCTTGATTATAAGGATTTGGTAAAGATCTACCTTCACTTCTATTTAATTCTTCATTAATTTCTGCAACTCTTTGTTTAAAGAATTTGGTAGGTTCTTGCGGAGTAAATATTCCGTCCATTAAGTTTCTAATAATTTCTCTTTTTAAACCAGGTCTTGATCTAAGTTCTGTTTCTATTTGTGCATCAGACATACCTAATTCTCTTGCAGCATTAATATCTTTGTATGCTTCTTTTAAATTGTAAAATCTTCTTGCTTCAGAATATTTATAAGTTTCTACAATATCATTTGCATTTATTCTACCACCTCTTAAGAGTGGTGATGTAAATAAAGCTCTATCTTGTCTTAATTTTTTATTAAGAATAGATGTTTTAAATTTTAAAGCTCTTTCAGGATCTACAGATAATGGTCTATATCCTAACAAACCAAATAGCTCATCGTTTATTTTAAATGTTCTACCATACTTGTCTGATCTACTTGCTAAAGTTCTACCAAATCTTAAAGCTTGATCTACTGTTCCAGGTTTAAAAGTGCTAGCAAGATGTGCAATAGATTTTCTTATTTTAATAAAAGAGTCATCTTCTGGATTGTATATTCTTTTTCCATTTTTACCAACACCTCTACCAAAAACTGATTCTGTTAAAGCTTGTGTAAATATAGATTCATCTGCAAAAGGTTTCATTAATTCTTTAGCAGCTGTTAACATACCTTTTCCTGCTGCTTCTTTCATGGATTCCTCAGAGTTTGCACCCTGTGCTATGGCATTGTAAACTGATTGAACAGGTCTTGTTAAAGTATCATAAGCATTTGAGTAACTAAAATCTAAGTATTTTAGGTAGCCTTTTTTATCTCTACCCACAGGGATAAGTGTAGAATTTTTTGACCAATCAGGAACAAATCTTTTTAATGCTTCCATCTCATCCTCGGTAACATTATTCAATGCCTTGCCTGTTTCTCTAAATGCGTTTGGTATCGCACCCACTGTTGCACCAAATGATATTAATCTTTTATGTCCAAGTTTAACAATCTCTGGAACACCACTATTAATCTCTTTTATGCCTTGTGTAATGATATTGTTACCCGTTCTTAATATCTCTAAAGGAAAGGCTATAAAATTACCAAATGGTGATAGACGTAAAGCTCTTCCTGCTCTACCAATGTATGCGTAATTAGGCACTTGATTTCTAACTAAATTAGCTGATACCTCGTCAACAAAATCATCAAAGGATCCATTAAATTGTTTTGTAACAGAGTCAAAATCTCTTTGAACAGAGGACTGTATAAACTTGCTTAAATCACTACCATTTTCTCCTAAAGCTTTTATTGCTTGTTCATTACCTTCTAGTATTTGTCTAAAGTTACTTGAATTAATTCCATACTTACTAAAAACTTGATCAAATCTATTTCGTTCTAAATTAAAAGATATAGCTTTCCAAAAATCATCTTCCGCAACATACGCATCTTGTATTTTACCGTAAAGTTTTGTTACTCTATCTTTAACATTAAATAAACCTCTTGTAACTTTTGCATCAACTTGACCTGGTGTTAATGTTGAAAAATCACGAAAAACTCTCTTAAATTCACCAATTTGAACTTGTGATTGAAAAATACCTCGTCTAAGTCCTCTAGCGTATAATTGTTCTAATTTTTGATCAAAAGCTTTTGATCCAACAACTCTTCCATATGTTAAATCTTTTGCAGGTAAAACACCTTTACCTCTAAATAAAACATCTATATCACCATAATTAGGAAAAGCAGCTCCGTTTGCTAATGCAAAAGAACCTGCACTTAAAAAATTTCTCATATGTGTAACAGCAGATAAAACTGTTTTAGCTACTTGCGTAATAGCTTTAGGACCTAGTATGGTATATTTATATAATTGACCAGCTACATTATTATTTAATAAATTATTTGCCGTATCAAACACAGCATCGTAAATTGGTGCTCTAACAAATTTACCTTCTAATGCACTTAAACCTGTTGGTGCTTCACTTAAAGATTTAATTGGAACTTGTTTAAATTTATTTTTATCATTTAATAACATTGTAGCCTCATCAACATTTCTAGCTAAACCTGATTCAATAATATCATCTACACCGCTAAATATAAATTTGTTAGGACCAACAGTTCCTAATTTATTTATTTCATCCATGTATTTTAAAGTATAATTTAAATTAGATTGTTTACCTATAGTTGAAATAAAAGTGTACCTAGGATCAGTTATTTTTCCTGCTAATAATTCTTGCCACGGTCTTAAAACTTTATCTTTTAAAATAGATGGGTTAATGCTAATTGCATCTATTTCTTGTTTTGCTATTTCTTTTGTTGGTGGTTTACCCATTATTTGTTCTTTAGCAGGAACTTTCGTGCCATCAGGTAATTCTTCTGCTATTTCATCAAGTGATCTTTTTTTAAGAAAAACATCTACGTCTTCTCCTGATTTTGTTATTATATTATTTATTTCGTTTTGAGTTAGTTTAATATTATCTATTTCTTGTATAGATTTTCCAGCAGCTTTGGCTGCTTCTTTATTTTTAAACAAAGCAATTCTTTGTTTATCTTTTATTAACATTCTAGTTGCTTGACTTATTGTTTCTTCTGTTGGTTTATATTTTTTTAAAGGATTAAGTTTATTAAACATCTGATATTCAGTTGTTAAATATCCTCCTATTTGTTTTTGAATTGTTTTTGATAATTCGTCTGGTAGTCCTCTAGATAAAATTCTAGCTGACATGCTATCAACAGAAGATCTAAAATTTAATATTGCATTTTTTAATGGTTCTGAATCAGCTTTTGTAGATTCTACCTTTTTTAATAGTTGATCAAATTTTCCACCTTTTTCTATTTTATAATCTTTAACATTAAATAAATCAACATCGTCTGCAATGTCATTTGTTAATCTTCTTAATCCTGTTTGTTTATCAATTTCAAATTTTAAATTTTTCTTTGCTTCGTTTATAATACTTTCTTTTGTGCCTTTAGTAGGTTGTAAAATTTCTTGAACTTCTTTTAAAAAAATTTTTTCTGCTTGATCAGTAGGAACTTTTTTAGCACCAGTAAAATAAGTATCTTGTATAGCAGGAAAAATATCTTTTAAAGCTTTATCAAATCTATCTATTTCTTTTTTAGCTAAAAAAGAAACAGCGTCTTGAGAACTTAAAGCTCCTTGTTTTAATTCTAATGTAGCTTTTGTTCCAGTATTTTGTGGGCTTAAGCCATAACGCAAATATTTTTCATAAACTCTAGTTAACATATTATCAGAATATTCAGCTAAACCTTTTTCTGGTGGAGTTCTAAGAGCTTGTATCCCTTTACCTATACCAACTAACCCTAAATTAAATAAAGCACCTTCTGTACCAAATTTAACTCTGTTCATTAATCTTCTATATGCTTCTGATCTACCCTCTCGCGTTTCTCTATCCATCATAGTTAAAGCAGCTCCTTCAAGAGAAGTTCCTCTTAACATGTCTCCTAATGTTCCTATATCTTCATCAGATACAATTCCTTCAGCAATACCACTACCAACAACTGCTCCAGCTGTTTTTGCAACATTTTCTTTACCTACAAATTTTGCACCACCAGTTAAGGCTTTTCTACCAAAATCTAATGCACCAAAATATTTTCCATCTTGTTTTGCTTTAAGCATTTTTTTAGCTAGATTATTAGCTGCTTTAGATATTTTAGGTGCTGCAGCTGCACCTCTTATAGCACCAAAAACTCCGAGGGGAGCTATTTGAGTTAACGCTGTTGTAATTTTACCAATAGTTCGTGCTTCAGCTTCATCATCAAATGGATTAATATCATCAAAAAATTTTTCAACAGATGCTGCTGTTTCTGTTCCTAAACCTAAGTCTATCAATTCTGCACCTAAAGATGCAAAACCTTTTGGTATATTAATAAGACCAGTTGCTACACCAGCTAGTGCTGATGTTATAAAGTGCACATCTTCTTCATTTTTCTTTCTTTGTTTATAGGCTTCACCGAAAGCTTCACTTCTTTTTATAGCCATTGAAACCTCCTATTTCTTTTTCTTTTTAGGACCCGCGAAACCTTCATCCCCTGGTTGCAAGAAATCATCTGTTTCTTCGTCGTATCTTACAAACTCACCTTCCTCAGTTACATAATATTCTTGATCGGTTGGTTTATCATCAGATGTAATTACCTTATTAAATTTACCTATTAATTCTGGATTGCTCTCTCTAATTGCACGTATATTATTTACATACGCATCAATAGCACCACCTTTTAATCTTAAATCTTCTCTAGCTGCATTACTTAAATCATCTCTATCTCTTGATAATGCCGTAGAATCATTAGCTAAAATTTTATTATAAATCTGTCCAGCTTGTTTTCTTCCTTCTTTACCTTTTAAATCAAAAGTTTTCATAATGTCTTGAACATTTTTACCATAACTACCTGGCCCCATATCTTTAATCGCAGCTTCTACAGCTATTAGTTTAGCTTGACGTTTAGCAGCTTGTTTATCAGATAATGCTTTTCCAACTCCTTCAATAGGATCCAAAGCTGCTCTACCTATAGCACCAGTTAAATCTCCTCCTGGTTGAGCTATGAGTCCAGCACCAAATTTAGCAAGTTGTAAAAATAATTGCCTTTTAGTTGCTTCATCATCTATTTGTAAAGCAGATTCTATTGCTGGTAAATATTCATTTAATGATCGTTCAAAATCAGATGTTCCATCATCTCCTAAACCGTCATCAACTTTGCCACCTTTATCAGATTTATCTGATGTATCATCTTTTTTAGGTAATAAATTTAATTCTCTTGATGTTTCTAAAACTTCAGGACTTTCAAAATCTAATTTGGTTGCATATTTTTTATTAGGGTAATCTCCTGTTTCTAAATCAAACATAGCAGCTTCTCCCTCTATATCTCCAGCACCTCCAGCTTGTGTGCCTTTTCCTGTTGCTATATTAACTGCACCACCAGTTTTTTCCATAACTTCTCTAGCTTCATCAATAGGCATAAACTCTCCTTCTTTAGGATGGCCTTTTGGATATACAGGAGCATTCATATA